CCTCAGTTGTTTTTACTAAATAACTCAAAAAACAATAAAAATGATATGAAGTTTACAGTTTATTCCAAAGATGGTTGTCCATATTGCTCAAAGATTGAGCAGGTGCTACAATTAGCTGGACTACGATATGTTTCATACAAATTAGGATCTGATTTTACCCGTGAAGGATTTTATTCTCAATTTGGAGAAGGGTCTACTTTTCCTCAAGTTGTTTTAAATGATCAAGAACATCTGGGAGGATGTTCAGATACGGTTCAATATTTGCAGGAGCAAAATCTAGTTTAATGGATACTAATTTTCACGAAGTTTACAACGATGTAGAAAAGGCAATTGATTATGCTTTTAATGGCCAGTTTGTTTTAAAGTTTTATGACTACTTGAAAATTCGTGGGACAAAAAAGATTGAAGTTGATGCTTTTATTGAAAGTTCAACTGCCAATGAACTTAGTAACTTAGTAACAGACCTTGATGATTATCTTGAGGGAGGTTCGGATGAAATGCATAAACAACTTCGTGAAGGTTATGGTCATATTCCAAAACCTGAAGCAAGAAAAATAAGAAACTATTTGTATGGCATCTTAGAAGATGCATGGAAATATAGCCATGACAAAAGACCAGGGCGACGCAAAAAGCAAACTAAATAAGACAGAACCCCAGATTAATAGGGGTGTTGAGTTATTACTACGCAATAGGAGGAGAAGATCAGAAAAACCAAAAACTTTTCAAGTGAAGTTTGGTAAAATGATCTCTCTTTTCCGAAGAGAGTTTCATTTCTTTATCGAGTTTCACTTCGACATAAGGAAAAAATAAACTCTCTGGAGAAAGAAAATGTTAGCAGTAACTCTAACTATAGGAACATTGGTTTCAATCATGTTCTTTTTTGTAGGAGGCGTGGTAGGATGGTTAGCAAAAGAGCACTTCTATCAAACGCAACCAGTTTATACACACCCAGAGATGTTCGACTCAAATGGGAATGTAATACCAGACGAAATTTTAGCTGTGAGATTTGAAAATGACTACGACTACGACGAAGAAGAAGACGACGACTGACAAACCAATCGAAACTCTTCCATCAAACCCCTTTATTTTTGAGATCCTAGCACTCGCATCGAAGCAAAGATCTAATGCAAAAAAAGTTGAAGTTCTAAGAACTTATGAACATGATTCTTTAAAGACTATTTTTATTTGGAATTTTGATGATACTGTCATCAGTCTTCTTCCTGAAGGAGACGTTCCATATGCAGACGCAAATGAACAGACTTCATATAGTGGAAATCTTTCAGAAAATCTTAGGAGAGAAGCTTCTGGTGGAGAATCTGCAACCGGTCAAGATCTTGATGGAAGAGGTCGCACTTCTCTTCGCAGAGAGTATCAAAATCTCTATCACTATGTAAAAGGTGGCAACAACAGTCTTAATAATATTCGTAGAGAGATGATGTTTATCAATCTTCTACGTGGACTGCATCCTAGTGAAGCGGAAGTATTAATCCTTACTAAGGATAAGCGTCTATCGGATAAATACAAAATAACTCTTGATAATGTTAAAGAGGCATATCCAAGTATTCAATGGGGAGGCCGTTCATGACAGTTGCTGTAGAAACGGAGAAAAATATGGCAGAGTATGGAAAAGAAGATAAAAACATTCTGCCTTGCAACTATGGATGTGACATTTTATTGCAAGACACTACTGTAGAAAGAGCAAAGGATTCTTCTTTTCCAAATGATGCATACCTCATTTGGTATAATGATGGAACAGATCATTTAGATTTGGTAAGAGGAACCAGAACCCGCATTTTTGATATGTACTATGATAAGTATGGTCCAGGTGCTGTTCAAAAAATTGACTTTGGTTATGGTAGAACAAACCCTAAACTGTGGGGATATAAACAACCAGATAAAAAGAAAAAGAGATGAGTGAAGGATTTAGTGAAGAGAACATCGAAGTAGCAATCTACAAAGATGAAGTTAAAAAACTCTTAAAGAAGTATAAGAAAATCAAAAAGTATCAGAAATCTTCTATTTTTCAAGTCAAGACTATGGATGGAACTGAAGATTATGTAAGTAAAATGATTAAAGATGTGCAGGAGAATCCATAGTAAATGGGCAAGCATTATTTACTTAACTTATATGGATGCTCGTTTGTTCTTTTGGACGACGAGCGTTGTCTTATTGACTTACTAGAAAATGCAGCAGCAGCAAGTGGTGCTACTGTGGTTCAAACTATTTCTAAGAAGTTCGAACCACAGGGCGTCACTGTTATTTGTTTGCTATCAGAAAGTCACATTAGTATTCATACATGGCCTGAAGAAGGTAAAGCAGCAGTAGATGTTTATACCTGCGGTGATTGCAACCCAAAGATTGGTTGCGATATCATCATTCAACAACTTTACGCTCAGAATCATACACTAAGTTATATTGAGCGGTAACTAAATACACTATATCTGGAGAAGTTTATGCTCTCTACTCAATATCGTTTACGCCTTGAAGCAATCTGTGAACGAATTGCAACAGGCGAATCCGTAGAGCTAAGTGATATGATCTGGGCAGAGAAGTTGGCAAAGTCCAATCGCTCTGCCGCAACTATCCTCAGACAAGCAAGACGCCGTGCTGCTAACCCTGATATGCAGGAGGGTAGTTTAGATGATTTTATGAATGCTATGGACCTTGGGGATCCTGATCCATCAAATCATAGGACTAGATTTGATAGTGCCGACGACATTATAGATTTCTTTAGTCAAGATAAACCAGAGGACTGGCGTACTAGAGATTAAGATAATATAAAACTGTATCACAAGTTACAAAACTATTTGCATATATAGGATGAATAGGTCTATAATGACCTTACGTTCATCCAGGTAACTGGACGCAAGTAGGACGGCGGAACGGAACGTTCATCCCAATGGGACGCAAACCGCCCGAAGGAACGGGACTAACCATCTCATTCTGGAGGAAAATCCTAATGGCTAAAGTAGTATATCGTGGCATCGAGTATGATACCCAGAAGCGTCTGGAGTATCAACAGCAAATGGCACAGCAACCCCAACAGTACAACGAAAACTATCGTGGTGTTCGTTATGTAAAGGAGGGTCATAAGTGATGCAAAAACTCAATGTGCTTCAACTCATTAAAGAGCAGAAGCAGAAAGAAACACGTCGCCATCAAGCACAACTTGCTAACGTAGGTGCGGGAAAATGATTGCTTTAGTAGCATCCATTTGTGGTGCATCTACCGCATTCATTCTTTTGATTTATGCAGAAGTTCTGTTGCTGAGTAAGTAATGGAGGACTACCATTATCACTATGATGATATGGACAAGGACAATAGAGGTCCCGCTTGTTATCTTTTAACATATCGTGGATGTAGATATTGGTCTTGTTACCGTATTCATCTAGTGGAATGGTTTGAAAAAATGTTTAACTCAGAGGGGTCTTAAGACCCCTCTTTTTTTGTGAGTATATTTGCTGATTGACCAAATGATTTGAGTTTATTACAATAAGAATATCTTCGGGATCGTGCCCATGTAACAAAAACATTCTTTGTGATTAATTTACTATTGCCTGGAGGCATTATGCATAACCTTATTTCTTTCAATCAACTTGCAGAATGGAAACATTTTGAAGAGACTTTGGATAAATGTAATGATGAAATGGATTTGATAAATGATTATTATAATTGTCTGATTGAATGTGATGATAGTCAGGTAACATGTAAAAGAATTTGTAGGAGAATATTAGAATAGTCTAGTTGAGGGGTTGACTACCCCTCTTTTTTTTATAAATATTTAAAAGTCAAAAAAAGATGAGAACGTATAAAGAATTTGTATCTTTGTTGGAACAAGTAACTGGAGCAACTCTTGGTTTCAGAAAAACTTTTGGTGCTCCTATTGGCAGTTCTACTGCTGTAACTGGATCGGTACAGGGTGGTAAACCAACAGGAACACAATTTTCTGCACAAGGTTCTCTGGGCAGAGGAACTGTTTCTGGACAAGGTGATAAAATTAATAAAGGTATTGATGCTGCGGTTAAAAATTATAAAACAGGATCTAC